CTACAGGGCATATTGACAAATTAGATGTTGCCGTTCGCCGTGCTGCACTTACGGGAGTTGGACAGACAGCTGCCAAGATCTCCATAATGAATGCCGAAGAAATGGACTGCGATCTTATGGAAATTACAGCTCATGCAGGAGCTAGACCCGAACACGCTAAGTGGCAAGGCAAACTTGTAAGCCGCACAGGAAAGAACGTAGGACGCATTGTAGATGGTGTGAGAGTGCTGTCGCTTACTGACATTGGTTACGGCACGGGTGCAGGATTCAGAGGGTGGAACTGCCGTCATGACTGGCATCCGTATTTTGAGGGTTATTCGACGCTTAATTATACAGATGAAGAGCTTGCAAAGCTTGATGAAAAGAATATTGAATATGGTGGCAAGATGTACAGTCAATATGAAATAAGTCAGATGCAGAGAGCGCAGGAGCGTAAAATCCGTGAGCTTAAGCGGCAAACTGTTAAAATGCAGAATGCTGCTGATTTTGCTGATGACCCTGAACTTAAAAGACTTGCTAAAGCTGATCATCAGGCAATGTCTGTAAAGCTTAAAGCAGCTGAAAAAGAATTGAAAGACTTCTGTAAGGCTACCGGTCAAGACCGTGATAAGTTCCGTGAACAAGTTTTAGGTTTCGGTCGTTCTCAGGCTCAAAAGGCGGTGCAGAGCAATAATGCACATTTCAGAAAGAGCATGAAAGAAAAAGGTTTTGAAAATCCTCCGAAAAGTCTTGCAATCTTTGAAAAAATGCAGTATAATGATCCTAAGGAATACGAATTGATGAAAACCTATTTAAAGTCTGTAGATACCGGAATGATGTCTCCTCTTGTCGGATATGAAAAGTACAAGGAGTATCATGATCGTGTAGAAACTGAACTTATAGGCATTACAACAAGCAACGGTATTGTCATTAAGTCACAAAGCAAACACTTTCTTGAACGTGTATTTGGAACTATTTCTGATCCGTCTCATGGCGGTCGCCCTCGAGCTGGCGTAGAGTTAGAAGATATTAAAGAAGCATTGCTTTATGGAAAAGCGGAAAAGTTAAAGGTCAAAAAGAAAAGCAACGGTGAACTTGATAGAAGCCAAAGATTCTGTACTGATAATTGTTATGTCTCTGTAAATCCAGATACATTTACTTTAATTCAAGTTAATCCAAAATAGCGAGGTGCCATTTCATGAAATTCAATTTGCCAAAAGAAGATTATTTGTTTTTGATGGACAATTCTGAAAAAGAAATATCAAAAACAATAGAGGAAATAGAAGATAAAAATAATAATATTTTCTTTATCGCAGATGCAGATGACCTTTTAGGTCTTATTACTGATGCCGTTTTTTTATATGGAATGGATGATGAGTATGCACCAACGGATATAGGAAAACGACTATACAACATATATGATGAATTACTTTATCAAAAGAAAAATAACTAAAGCACCTTTCACAGGGTGCTTTTTCTATTGTTCTAAAGGAGGAACCTTATAATATGAAAAAGAAAATACTTGCTGTTTTAACTTCTGTTGTTTCTTTCGGTGTTATCTTCACCGGATGTGCCGGAAGTATTAAGTCCGGTACTGTAACTGATAAAGAGTACAAGCCGGCATATACATCTACGATATTTACCCGTATAGGTAATGTTACTGTTCCGCACAATATACATCATGGTGCAAAATATGAAATCAAATTATCAGGAGAAGAAAACGGAGAAAAAGTTACAGGCTGGATATATGTTTCAGAAGAAACGTATAAATCATACAACATCGGCGACTATTATCCGTGATCAGAAAGAAGATATATCATTTATGCACGATAATAGTATAATAGCAACGCTGATGAATATACAGCGAATGCTTGCGCCACCTGACTACAAAATATATGTTAGTTGGATATTATCGAAAAAGCATTACGGAAAAATGAAGAAGAGAAAGTAAAGACGGTAACACGTCTTATTTTTATACCCTAAAGAGGTGAAAATAAAACGGAAATAACAAAACAAACGAAAACACTTGGTACACTGATTATCAAGCCCATTGAAAAGAAACTAGCAAAATCAATTGTTGTAGAAAATCATTATTCGCATAAATGGAATTGCGGTTTCGGTGCAATTAACTTTGGAATTTTTAGGTACGGCTCTGATAAATGTTTAGGTGCATCGGTTTTCATAAAACATTGTTTTATGAAAATAAAATCACAGGTGAAATTACTCATCATGTACCAATGACAGACGCCAGCGAAATCAATATTGTACGTTTAAATCGGCAGTGGTGCGAAGGAATTTTAAAGCCGTTTTTAGTGAATACATACCGCTATATTTATCCGATTAAGAAAATCAATTTCAAACTTAAAGAAAAACAGTACCCTAAATATTGCAAAGGAAAAGAATATTTGACTGAATACAAACACAACGTCAGGTTGATATATAGAGCGTTGTGTCTTGCATATATAGTGGATTCTTTTGATGATTTTGAAGTGCTTAAAAATTGGATTTTAGGCAATCAAACAAAAGCCGAAATTCAAAGTTATATGGATTTGGCACTCCAAAATAAATATATTTTAGAGCGTGCTGAAAGGAACAATGCAAACCACAAAGTAGAAGAGTTACAATCACTTTTTTATATCCTGAAAGGAGAAAAATCATGAGTGACTTAGAATATAGAGCATTTCTAAAAGAAACAAGCGATACATTAGATAGATTAGTTGAATGCTGCAAAGAAACAGGCGAACTTTTAAAGGTTATAGAGCTAAAAATGAAAATTGCAGAACAGTTACACAGATGCAGCCAAAGTTAGAATACTGAGCTGCTTTTTTTATACCCCGATCAAGGGTCAAAACTGACGGAGGGCGGAATAAAAGTGTGACCGTGGGAAGTGGTACACAAATATGTTAAATCTGCATCTGTGAAAACAGGTGCATTTTTTATACCCAATTTTAAAAAGGAGGAACTAAAAATGATTGATCATAAGTTTCTGGAAGGCATCGGCATTACCGATGAAAATGTCGTAAAGTCGATAACTGAAGCCTATGCTGCTGACATCAAGGCAGAAAAGGACACAGCGGCAGGAATTCAGCAGAACCTTGATACTGCTAATGCTACTATCCAATCTTACAAAGACATGGATATTGACGGCATCAAAGCAAGTGTTGAGGACTATAAGCAGAAATGGGAGCAGTCAGAAGCAGATCGCAAGGCGTTTGAGCATAAGACAAAGCTTTCAGGTTATGTCAAGGGGCTTGGATTACAGAACGATATTTACGAAAGCCATGTTCTTGGTCTGCTTGAAAAGAGCAATGTTCAATTCAATGACAAGGGCGAACTGGTAGATGTAGATAATGTTGTTGAAACATTTCGTAAATCTCATGCAGACGCATTCAATCCGCCTGAACCGGCTAAGCCTTTTATGGGCTATACACCCGGTATTTCCCCTGCTGCTCAAAATCAGATGGATAAGCTGCGTGAGATCTATGGTATTCAGAAAGAGAAAGGAAGATAATTTATGCCAAATAATTTTGAATTAGTAAGCAGACACACTACAATGCTGGACGATTTGTACAGACAGGAATCAAAGACCAATGTACTTGAATCCGGCAGCAATTGGACACGACCTGGTACAAATGCAAATGAAATTCTTATTCCTAAGTATGATATGGACGGTCTTGGAGATTACAGCCGTACAGACGGCTATGCAGACGGTTCTTCTGATCTTACATGGGAAACTGTAAGGTTCAATTATGACCGTGGCAGAACATTTTCTGTTGATGCAATGGACAACGAAGAAACTATTGATATGGCATTTGGTCTGCTTGCAAATCAGTTCATGAAACATAAGGTCGTGCCTGAAATGGATGCTATGAGATTTGCATCTTATGCAGGTGCAACAGGAATTCAGAGTAAACAGGAAACATTTAATGTCGTTGATGATGTAACAGCTTCTATCATGTATGCTATATCTGCAATGGACGAAGCAGAAGTTAGTTCAGAAAGCCGTTATTTGTTCCTGACTCCTACCCTGCACCATATGATCAATGCGCTTGATAGTTACAAGAGCCGTTCTATGATGCAGGGATTTGCCGGAATTATTGATGTACCACAGACAAGATTCTTCACAGCGATCGATCTGCTTGACGGAAAAACATCAGGTGAGGAAATCGGCGGTTACAGAAAATCCGCAGACGGAAAGAACATCAACTACATGATCATTCACAAGCCGGCTGTAATTCAGGTAACAAAGCATATTGTTTCCAAGGTCATCTCCCCTGCTGAAAATCAGACAATGGACGCATGGAAATTCTTCTATCGTGCATACGGTCTGGCAGATATATTGGATAACGGTGTACAAGGCATTTACTGCTCTTATGCAGAAACATAAGAAAGGAGATTTTTCATGAAAACAATCGGAATGAAACCGCATAAAAACCCAAATACAAAATCTGATAAGTCGCAAAAGCCCGATGAAAAATCAAAGGAGTGATGCATAGTGCCATATGCAACATATAAAGAGTACCGCTTGCTTTATGTAGGTACTCTTTTTACATCAAAAGAGCAGTTTGTGCCATGTGCAAAGCGTGCGTCTGAGTATATGAATGCTATAACTTTTGGGCGACTTCAAGATGAAAATTGTACCGCTGTTTATGGCGATGTACAGCGGCTTGTAAAGAAATGCTGCTGCGCCTTAGCTGAAAACTTTTTTTACTATGATGCTAAAATGCAGCCTGATGCAGCAGTGTCAGGCGGCGCAAAGCAGTCTGAGAGTATCAGTAAGTACAGCGTTACTTTCAGAAATCCCCTTGACAGTTTAAGTACACTTACAGGCGGCAGCTTTAATACTTATCAGTATAACACGGCTCTAAGATATTTAGGACGTACCGGGCTTATGTACAGAGGGGTGTGAGATTTATGTTTACAAATGCAAGCTGCACCCTTTTCCGTAAGGGTGTTGACACAAAGACACTTCTGCCTACTTGGAATGCAGTAAATGTATCTGCCGTTTACTGGGAAGAAGGCATAGGTCAGATCAATATCAGCAATCAGAGTGGAGACCATGGAGCAAAGCAGAAAAACAGCGTTTTTATCATAATACCTAAAGCTTATTTGCCCGATCCACTACCACAGAAAGGTGATCTTATCGCTTACGGAAAAGATGCTAATCAGAAGAAAGCTCATACTATCATGAGCGTGGAGCGTTTTCTGTATGGCTCTGAATCGGTGCAGCATATAGAGGTAACAGCGGTATGATAAATTTCAAGACAGCAGTAATGCCTAAAAAATCAGCAATTGACGCTAAGCTTAGAAAAACTCAGCGTTTTGTTGATAGCGAAGTCTTAAGACGCTGTGATCCACTTGTACCGTTTAAGCTTGGAAATCTAAAAAAATCAGGTATTACCGGTACAAAGCTCGGCAGCGGTCAAGTCAGATATACTGCACCGTATGCAAGGTATCAGTACTATGTCGGACGAGTGTCGGTCACTCGTGGAAGAAAGTGGTTTATGCGTATGAAAACAGAGCAAGGGCAGGCTATTCTTGAAGCCGCACAAAGAATGCTGAAAGGAGGTAACCCATGACGATAATCGAAAGCTTGCGCACATGGTTTTTAGATTGTCCTTTGCTCAGTAAGGGGCTGTTGAATATCGACTATCTTGGCGCTGATGACATCGAGTACACCATTGATGCTGATCAGCCCGTGAACCCGATTTTGAAGAAATACACATCAGGGAGCAGCCTAAGGCAATTTCCTTTTGTTTTTGCTTCAAGAGAAAGCTACGGTGCAGATACGCTTCAAAATATCGCAAATTCAGGCTTTTATGAAAAATTAGCTGCTTGGGTTGAAAAGCAGTCAGAAGAAGAAAACCTTCCAGAGCTTGACGAATACCGCATACCACAATATATCGAAGTACTGTCCGGCGGATACCCATTTGACACTGGCGACAGTACAGCACGTTATCAAATCACAATGAATTTTGTGTATAAGCAGGATTATCGCTATACACAGGAATAAATGTAGGAGGTTTATTTTATGGGTAAGAATCTTAAAAAAGCAGATCTTGTTAAACGCACCGGTAAAATATCTTTTTACGGCGTTGGTGCAAGCGTAAGCCACACATTTACCAGAATGGAGGGCTTTACTGAAATAACTACAAGCAAGAATGCGACTGAATATGAACGTCAGTATGTTGACGAGGATTTCAAGCGTACAGACGTGACAGGCTACAATGCGTCCAAATCTTATGCATTTGACAGATACAAGGGAAATGCCGTACTTGATGATATTATTAGCATTACAGAAAATGAGCTTTGTGGTCAAGACGCTGTACGTGAAATTGTTACGGTAGATATGACTACGGTAACAGAGGGCAACGGTAAATTTTATGCAGATGCATACAGAAGACAGTATGCTGTCGTACCGGATTCAGACGGAGACACTACTGACTGTATGACCTATTCAGGCGCTTTCAAGGCTCGTGGTGAACTTGAAAAGATTCAGGTATCATCTATTTCATCGGACTGGCAGACCTGCTATGCAGGGCTGGATACAGACATACCGCTTCTTAGCTCACTTGAGGTTACAGGTGCTAACTTTACAGAACCATCCTCATTCAATCCAAGTACTTTCTACTATCAGATGAATTCAAAATCTGCAAATGTCACCATCAGAGCAACAGCAGGCAGCAATACAACGCTTTCATATATGCTTAATGGCGTATCTGTCGCAAATCTTAGTAATATCACACTGAATGACGGCATGAACTCTGTTGTTATCACACTTAATAAGAGCGGTGCGGTATCAACATATTCAATCACCATTACAAAGACATCTTAAAAGGTGATGTGAATGAATCTTCTGACTGATAAACTGCCGTCTGCTGTTTTGGTAGACGGCAAAAATTATGCTGTATTTACTGATTTTCAAAGCTGGATAAGTTTCTTTGAGCTTATTGAAAATCGTGATATAGCAGATGAATTGAAAATGATTCTCGCTATGAAGATGTTTAAAGATGAAGTGCCGCCGAATAAGTCAGCGGCACTTTGCTCTTTGTATGATTTTGCAGCTTGTAGGGGCATCCCAAGGGCAGGAAAGCAAAATCCGGAATCACCGGAAGAAAACGGCACTAAAAAGCCTTGTCTTTCATGGCTGTATGACGCTCCTTTTGTTATAGGTGCTTTTAAAAACGTTTATGATATAGATCTTATTGAAAATACTGATATGCACTGGTATAAATTCTTTGCACTTTTTATGGCTCTTCCTGATGATACGCCTATTAAACAAAGAATGTCTCTAAGGCAAACGAAAACAGGAGAAATAAAGGATAAGGATCGCAGAAAACAAATCAGGGCTGCTCAAAGAGCTATTGCGATTCCGTGTCCGGTCATGACAGCCGAACAAATAGGTGCGGCATTTATGTAACGGAGGTGAAGTAGTTATATGGCAGACGGAAGTCTGATTTTTGATACAAAAGTAGACACGGGAGGCATAGACGGTGCTTTGAAAAAAATCGCAGGCACTGCTGCGGCAAGTGCAGCTATTGCCGATGTTACTAAAACTGGCATGGATTTTGAAGCTTCTATGTCAAAAGTACAAGCTACATCGGATGCTACCAGTCAGCAGCTTGAAAGCCTGACAAAGCTCGCAAGAGAATATGGCGCAAGCACAGTTTTTTCAAGCTCCGAGTGTGCCGACGCTCTTAACTATATGGCAATGGCAGGCTGGTCTGCTGAGCAAATGACAAGCGGTTTGCCCGGCGTGCTGAATCTTGCGGCAGCTGCCGGTGAAGACCTTGGCACAACATCTGATATTGTGACCGATGCACTTACGGCTTTCGGTATGCAAGCGGAAGATTCGGCTCACTTTGCAGATATTCTTGCAACTGCCTCATCAAAAAGTAATACAAATGTTTCCATGATGGGCGAAACTTTCAAGTACGTTGCTCCTGTTGCAGGTGCTTTGGGATATAGTGCAGAAGATGTTGCTGTAGCTGTAGGTCTTATGGCTAATAGTGGAATTAAAGCTTCTCAGGCTGGTACTTCCCTGCGTGCGATGCTTTCAAATCTGACAGAACCTACAGACAAGCAAGCGGCTGCGATGGACGAGCTGGGAATTTCCATCACGGATTCAGAGGGAAACATGAAAAGCCTTGATACTCTTCTCGGTGATATGCGGAGGTCTTTCTCAGGACTTGACGAAGCGTCTAAGGCAAGCTATGCATCTATCCTTGCAGGGTCAGAAGGCATGTCAGGACTACTTGCGATAGTTAATGCTTCTGACACTGACTTCAACAGCCTGAAATCTGCAATATATGATTGTGATGGTGCTTGTGAAACTATGGCTGAAACCATGACAGATAATGCAGCAGGAGAGATGAAAACTCTAAGTTCTATGGTAGAAGAACTTAAGCTGTCACTATACGATATGTTTAAGCCTATGCTTAAAGACGCTATACCCAAAGTACAAGATGGCGTTGAGTGGATAACAAATCATCTTGATGAGATAGTAGCCATTGCAAAACCTGTAGGGACTGCATTAGCCGCAGTTTTTGCAGCTAACAAGATAGTATCGTTTGGAAAAACAACTATTTCTACAGTAAAAAGCATTAAAACTGCATTTATGGCACTATCTGCCTCTAATCCTTTGGGATGGGTGCTTGCCGCAGTAGGTGCAATAGCTGGACTTAGTACTGCGATGAATGATATGTCCGAAAAAAGAATTGCAGAAATGGAAGAAATGCGTGAAAAGGCACGTAATCTTACAGAAGAACAGGAACGACAGAAAGAAGCACTTGACGAAACCGCTGAGGCTTGGGACGATATGTATAAATCAAGCAAGTCCTCTGCAGAAGCGTCTGACGATCGTGTAAAAGCTCTTAGCAAAAGCCTTTTGGAACTTGTCAACTCCGATGGAACTATCAAAGAAGGAACCGAAGAAAAAGTTACAGACATCATTGATGAAATAAATTCTCTTACGGGCTCATGCCTTGGTGTTTCGGATGGCTTGATAACCAAAAACGATGAAGTTCTTGGCAGCTATGATGCTATATCAAAATCGCTTGATGAAATAATTCGGAAAAATACTGTGTTGAGCTATATTGATGCATACAAGGACGATTATGAAGCTGCACTTAAGAGCCGTAAGGATAGAGCTAAAGATGTGCAAGATGTTATATATGACATAGAAGCTGAACGGGGTCGAAGAGAAGCTGCTCAAAGAGAATTCTCAGAGGGATATAGATTGCATCAAAGCGGCGCTGAATCTCATGCCGGATGGGACTACTACACCCACCTTACCGAGATGCAGAATGCTATATCAGATTCTCTTGAAAGAGAGAAAAAGCTGCGTGAAAGTCTAACTATTGCTCAAACAACACAGGCAGAACAGAATTCTATGATAGACCAGTATTCGGCATTAGTTGCTATGGCTGAGCAAGGCAACTACGAAGATGCTAACAAAATCATAGAAGAAATAAATAACGGATTTATAGATTCTTCAAATGCACCTATTGAGGTGCTTAAGAATCAGAAAGACACTGCTGCACAATACTACTCCGAGCTTAAAGCTCTTGCAGCTAAAGACGGTACTGCTGTAAGTGAAGATATGCTTGCAGAAGCAAAGCGATTTGCAGATCTTGCTGAACAAGAGTACATAAAAGCCGGACAAAGAGTTGGTGACGGTTTTATTGTAGGCTTGAATGGCAAAAAAGTGGAAATATCTCAAATTGTTGGTGATGTAGCAAACCTTGTTTCCTCTGTATTTAACACAACTCTTGACATTCACAGCCCATCAAGAGTAATGGCAGAATCGGGAAAGTATGCTGCTGAAGGCGTTGCGGTTGGTCTTGAAACAGGCTCACAAAGCGTCTTTAGTGCTTCTGACGATCTGGCTTCCTCACTTCTTTCCGGCTTTAACACTTCCGACATCTACAACAGCCTTGCAGCACCTTCATCTTTTCCATCACAGAATTACGTCAGCAGTTCTTCTGTATCTGCACAGCCAATTTCTCAGCCGCAAAGCAACATCTCACCAAGCTTTAGTATCTACATAGGTGATGACCAGATAAGGCAATTTGTTGTTGAAGCAGTAACAGACGCAAACGCAAATACAGGAGGCTGGAGTGTATGACAGCGATTTTTTATGA